GGTGACTTGACAAGCGGTTTAGGTTCAATCCATAACCGTAAAGATTCAAACGCAGGCAAGACAGCGTTCAAGAAGAAAGAAAGTGCTAAACACGGCGATAACGGTGATAGAGGCGCAGACAGCGTTATCAACGGCGTTAAAAGCCGCGCGAAATAATTAGAAGATGACATTGAAAAATATGTTATATCTCCGAGAGAATCTCAGTTTCAACGAAGCAAAAATGATCGTTGAGTCTGATGACAAAGACGGGAAAAACTTATACATGTCCGGGATTTGTATCCAGGGCGGTATTCGTAACGCTAACCAGCGTGTATACCCTGTGAATGAGATTGGCAAGGCTGTCAAAACCCTAAACGATCAGATTCAAAACGGTTATTCAGTTCTCGGAGAAGTAGATCATCCAGATGATCTAAAAATTAACCTGGACCGAGTCAGCCACATGATAACAAATATGTGGATGGACGGTCCTAATGGTTACGGGAAGTTGAAAATACTTCCTACCCCAATGGGACAACTAATTCGCACAATGCTGGAAAGCGGAGTGAAATTAGGAGTTAGCAGTCGCGGATCCGGAAACGTCAAAGATGACGGCTCCGGTGAAGTATCAGATTTTGAGATCATCACAGTAGATATGGTGGCTCAACCCAGTGCGCCCGGAGCATATCCTACACCAATTTATGAACACCTGATGAATAGTCGAGGTGGTCTTAATGCCTTACGCATAGCGCAAGAGGTGAAGGGTGATCCTAAGGCACAGAAATATCTCAAAGAGAGCTTATTAAATATAATAAGCAAACTCCAATAATAAGGAGAATCACATGTTGGATGCACTAAAATCGTTATTTGAAAACAATGTGATTTCAGAAGAGATCAAAGAGTCAATTGAACAGGCTTTCGAGGGTCGTATTAACGAAGCTCGTGAACAAGTCGCAGTTCAATTACGCGAAGAGTTTGCTCAGAAGTATGAGCATGACAAGAACACTATGATTGAAGCTGTTGATCGCATGATCACAGACCAATTAGCCGGTGAACTTGTTGAATTTGCTGACGATCGCAAGCAATTAGCCGAAATGAAAGTCAAGTATGTTAAGAAGATGAAGAAAGATGCCACTGTAATGAAGGAATTCGTTACACGTCAACTAGCTTCTGAAGTATCTGAGCTACATGAAGATCAAAAGGTTATGGCTAGCAAGTTTGGTAAATTAGAACAATTCGTTGTAGAAGCTCTTGCTCAAGAAATTACAGAATTTTACAAAGACAAACAAGACTTGGCTCAAACCAAAGTTCGTTTAGTTCGTGAAGGTCGCGAACAACTTAAGAAAGTTAAACAACAGTTTGTAGAACGTGCAGCAGGAATGGTTGATCGTGTTGTTAGTGAAAGCCTAAACGCTGAACTATCATCATTGAAAGAAGACATTGATGCCGCTCGTAGAAACGACTTCGGTCGTAAGTTATTCGAAGCTTTTGCTAGCGAATATCAAACTAGTTACCTTTCTGAGAAATCAGAAACTGCAAAATTACTCAAGGTCATAGACATGAAAGAGTTAGCAATTGCTGAAGCCGCGCAAGCTGCCGCAGACGCTGTTGCTCTAGTAGAAAGTAAACAAGCAGAAATTGCGCAACTAAAAGAAGCGCAGGTAAGAAAACAAATCATGAGTGAATTACTTGCTCCTCTAAACACAGAGCAACGTGATATCATGGGTGAATTAATGGAGAGTGTAAAGACTACTAAGCTAAACGAAAGTTTTGAAAAGTATCTTCCATCAGTTATTTCTGGTGGTAAAGCTCCGCAGAAGAAACAGGCACTAGTAGAGGCTAAAGAAATTACCGGAAACAAAGTTTCCAACAGCAACCGTAGCAGCGAGGTAGACAACAATATCGTTGATATCCGTCGCCTAGCTGGACTAAAATTTTAAGGAGAAATTAAATGTCAGAACTACTTAATGGCCGTTGGGCAGAAACTAAAGAAGCCCTATTAGAAGGCTTATCAGGCACTAAAAAATCAGTAATGGGTGTTACACTTGACAATACTCGCAAGTATTTGATGGAATCCCCAACTGCTGGTGCCACTTCTGCCGGCAACGTCGCAACACTAAATCGCGTGATTCTTCCAGTAATCCGTCGCGTTATGCCAACCGTTATCGCTAACGAGTTAGTTGGTGTACAACCAATGACTGGACCAGTTGGCCAAATCCATACTCTACGTGTTCGTTACGCAGACAATGGTACTGGCGTTGTAGCTGGTGAAGAGGCACTAAGTCCATTCAAGATCGCCGCTGGTTATTCAGGTAACGATCAAGATCCAGGTTCAAAAGCAACTAGCACAGCAACTCTTGAAGGTGCAGCTGGTAAGCGTATGAGCATCCAGATCTTAAAGCAGACAGTTGAAGCTCGCACACGTAAGCTATCAGCTCGTTGGACATTTGAAGCTGCTCAAGATGCACAAGCCCAACAAGGTATTGACATCGAAGCAGAAGTAATGGCTGCTTTAGCACAAGAAATCACAGCTGAAATCGACCAAGAGATTCTAGGTTCCCTAGCTTCTTTAGCTGGTTCAGCAACTGAAGTATATGACCAAGCTGCCGTATCTGGTACAGCTACATTCGTTGGTGACGAGCATGCCGCATTGGCAGTTCAAATCAACCGTGTATCTAACTTGATCGCTCAGCGTACACGTCGTGGTGCTGGTAACTGGGCAGTTGTAAGTCCATTTGCTTTAACTATCCTACAATCTGCTACTACAAGCGCATTTGCTCGTACAACAGAAGGTACTTTCGAAGCTCCTACAAACACTAAGTTTGTTGGTACATTGAACTCAGCAATGAAGATCTATGTAAACAGCTACGCAAGCGACAACACAGACGTATTGATCGGTTACAAAGGCTCTTCAGAGTCAGATGCTGCAGCATTCTATTGCCCATACATTCCATTGATGAGCAGTGGTGTTGTACTTGATCCATCAACATTCGAACCAGTCGTATCATTCATGACACGTTATGGTTATGTTGAGTTGTCAAACACAGCGTCTTCTCTAGGTAATGCAGCTGACTACCTAGGTAAAGTTGGTTTATCAACAACTTACGGTAACGTTAAGTTTAGCTAATCAACATACCGAAAGGTTGTTAATTACAAAGGGCTCTTCGGAGCCCTTTCTCTTGATCAGATAAATACTTTGTATAACTTACACAGGGTAAGTTTTATGCGGAAATCCAACCGCGTACGGCCTAGAACGCCGTTATTTCTTAAGGAGAAAATAAAATGGCTCGTAGTTTAAATAAAAAATATTTTGGTAATCGTAACACTGGTTCAGCAAGTGTAACTACTGATAACGGTATTGGTGGCGGAGCAGTTGCTAGTGTTACATTAAACGCATTAGGCGCATACACAACTCGCCCAACAATCACATTTGCTAATACACCTAAATTGCCAGGCGGTGTTCGTGCTACAGGTACTATTACTTCTGAAGTTGAAAGTGTAACAGCAGTTGGCGGAACACAAACTGGTTATACAGTTGGTCAATTAATTACAGTTGACGGTACAGACGCAGTATTGCGTGTTGCTACAATTGGCGGCACAGGCGGCGATGATGCTCTAACATTTGATTTTACAGGTGGTAGTCGCGGTACATTTACTACATTACCTACAGGTGCTCAAGCAACAACATCAAACGGCGCAGGCGCTGGCTTAACAGTAACATTAGCTTTTCGTGCTAAAGTAGTTGTAATTACAGAAGCAGGTTCTGGTTATACAGCCGCTCCAACACCAACATTTACACAATCAGTAACAGCTACATCAGTTAATATGTTAGTTGACAGCGGCAACGTTGGCGCAACTACTAATCAAGAAAACGCAATTCAAATGACAGCATTTTTAACAGGCGGGTCGGCTGTTGCTGTTGACATTATTAAACAAGTATCGGGTCGCCGTTATAAAGTAACAGACGGCACACGTACTGGTGTTGTTGCGCTAACTTCAACACTAGCAGATGCTGCCGGCGAAGGTAGTGTTGCAGTTCTTGACAGTGCGGGTGGTGAATATTTTGCTACTAAAATTACTGCTCATAAAGTTACATTAACACAAGCAGGTGGTAGTGGACATTTGTATACTACAGGCCAATCTGCTCCGTGGTTATTTGCAGCACCGGCAGCAAGTGTTGTTCAGATTGCCAACGCTTAATAACTAACAGGGGAGTGAAAACTCCCCTATTAAGGATAAACAATGTCAAGAGTTTTAAAAGTTAGCAATAGTGATTATAGAATTAAAGTAAAAGACACTGGATCAATTACTTTAGATACTGGCACGGCTGTAGGCACAGTATATGTGACTGGTAACTTAGTTGTTAAAGGTGAAACTACAACAATTAATACTTCACAAACTACTATTGAAGATAGAATTATTACTTTAAACAAAAGTACCGACAATGATGCTCAAAACCTCGCTGCCGGTATTCTTGACATTGGCGGACTTCGACAGTCAGGTATTGAAATTAATCGAGGAACTAGTTCAAACGCACAATTATTGTTTGATGAAAATGTAAGTCACTACGATCCAATATTAACAACTAGTGTATCTGGAACATTTATTATTAGAACAGCCGACGGAATTTTAAGCGGGTTACGTCTAGCAAGTATTAGCCCACCAGATTCGTATGATATGGTGTTTGATATGAACAACAGTCTTACAAAACTAAAGATTGTTAATATTACTCCAGAAGACTATGTGTCATTGTTAGATAATACAATTCCGTTGTCACCAGACACACCAGAAGACAATTTTATTCCAAATAAAAAATATGTAAACAGTTATGTTTCTGCTACTGGCGGTAGTGCTAACGTGGATAATTTTCACTATCTTAGCAATCCTACTTCTACTAGAGGCCAAGCATATTCTAACTATATTAAATTTACAATTCTAAGTCAAGAACGAGCAAGAGTTACACCAACAGGTCTAGTAGTTGACAACATTACATTATACCAAGATACAATATCAAACACTAGCGCATTAAACAATTTAGTGCTAACTAGTACAACTAATCAAATTAACGTTGATTCTATTGTAAATCTTAAACAACAAGCAAGTGATCCTAGCTCAGTAAGTAGCTACGGATTAGTTTACGCAAAAGATCCTGGAACTGGTATTGGAACTCCAGGTAAGACAGGATTATACTTTGTAAATAGTTTAACATCAGATGAATTAATCAGTAAGAACCGAGCAGTATTGCTTAGTATCTTACTATAAGGAAAATATTATGGCATTGACAGCAACAGCAATTACAGTAACAGCACTAACTAGCGGCGGTGGAGCAAATGGTACACCTATCTATACTAGTAGCGGCAATAATGCTATTACTAGTATGATTGCGTGTAACAATAGTACCGGAGCGATTAATCTTTCGTTATTTGCTGTACCAAACGGAAAAACTGCTTACGCAAATCCAGAATGTACTATAGTAAGCGTATTATCAGTTCCGGCAGGCGAAACTGTTAGCTTTGATCAAGAAAAATTAGTATTAGGTAACAACGATATAATTTGCGCAATAGCAAGTTCAACGTATTCAGGAACAGGCATTAGCGTAGTAGTAAGCACATTACCGGTATAAGCTATGAGATTTTTAAAAACTTTAACACTAAATCGCAGATCAATATATGATCCTCGTGCGGCGGTAGATGTTAATAATACATTTACAGTTGCCACAACAACTGATATGATATTGCCAAAAAGTAATAGTTCATTAGCCGCGGTTCAAGTAGAAGGCATGATTCGTTATAATACAACCAGTAAAGATGTAGAAGTGTTTTCAGGCAACCCGGCTAGTTGGAGAACACTACGTTATAAAGAAGCAACCGGCATTGATAGAGAAACTTACGTTGGCGACAACGCTACTCAAATATACGGCCCGTTGGCTCCTCAACCGCCAACAACTGTAGAGAATGGAAAAACTTGGACTGGTGATAACTTAATTGTTATAGTTGGAAATGTTTTTCAAACATGGACTGATAATTATTTAATTAAAACAGGCGTACAACTCGGAGCACCCTACGACACAGGACCCAACGCTGCCAAATTTTATATTCAATTTACATCAACTACCCCGGGATTGTCAACCCCAATTGTTATTCTACATGGATTCGATCAGTAATCGAATTTAAAAAACTATGTCACAAATAGGTCGAATTGGCGGTCCGGTACTTTCAGCAGACTTGCTAAGGGACGGTAGCGATCTAGCATTCGAAACAGACTTATTATACCTCTCAGTTACGGATTTATCTAATCCGTTAAAAACTGTTGGACTTGGTATTAATAACAACAGTCCAAGTCAAAAATTACAAATCACCGGCACTAGTCACTTTGCCAAATCAGATCCACTGTTCCCTACTGACTGGATAATTGATACGCAAGCTGACCTTGCTGACTTAGTATTTTTAACATATAAAATACAAAACCCACTTACAAACACAAATCCCACATTCGGAACAACCGGCCAGATTTTTATTCAGCCAGACCAATCTGTAGATCCAAGGATTATAACAAATGAAATACGTACAGCAAAACTAAAATTAGTTAATTCAAGTATTAGTACTCTGCTTGCTGACGACAACATTGAAATTACTGCTAACGGTACCGGCCAAGTTGAATTTTATACATCTAATGTTAATATTAATGGCAACTTATCAGTTACCGGAAATTTACAATGGGATGGAAGTACTATTACTATTGGTAGTGATGATACTGATCGAGTAATATTTAATGCTGATATTAACAGTGATATTACCCCCGATATTAACAATACATACTCATTAGGATCACTTACTAAAAAATGGAATACCGTATACTCAACAAATATTAACGCTCTAACGTTAGAAGCAGCCGCATTAACACTTAATGGTATTGACATGTTGTTGCCCCAAGGTAACACTATCTATGTTAGTGTAAACGGAAATGATACTAACAATGGTGTACATTTACATAACACCTATAGAACAGTAAAACATGCTTTAAGTCAAGCAGTTGCCGGAGATAATATTGTAGTATTCCCCGGAACATACATTGAAGATTTTCCTTTGACTGTTCCGCAAGGAGTATCAGTAACTGGCGCAGGTATCCGAGCGGTTACAATATATCCATCAAGCGGAACAAACAGCAATGATGCGTTTTTACTAAACGGTGAAACTACCGTATCGCATTTAACAATTGGCAGTTTTTTTTACGACAGTGTAAATGATACAGGTTACGGATTTAGATTAGCACCAAATTGTCTAGTAACTACTCGCAGTCCTTATGTTCAAAATATTTCAGTTTTAAACAAAGGAACAGCAATTGACCTTCGAGATACAATTGATGGAGGAGCATCAGCAACTATAATTTTTGATCTTATTCTAGACGGTGGCGAAGCTCTTCCGGGATATATTGACAGCATTAATGGTGGATTTGCTAATATTGATCCTACTTTAGGATTTGCGTCAGGCGACGCTGGCCGAGGAGCACTAGTTGACGGATCGGCGGTACACCCTGACAGTAAAGAAGCATCAATACTATTCCATAGCGTAACATTTATTGTGCCGAACGCAGATGGTGTTACTGCTACTAACGGCGCAAGGGTAGAATGGTTAAATTCGTTTACCTACTTTGCTAACAGGGGCATATACTTAACAGAAGGCACTGCTGGCTTTGCTAGTCTAAACACCCGCTTTGGTGCTGAGTTTCGAAGTATTGGATCAGCAAACGTATACGGAACTTATGGCGCAGTGGCGGATGGCGCAAGCACATTAGGATACTTAGTTGGTCATAATTTTGCGTATATTGGCACAGGTGCTGATAGCCAAAATGATTACGATTTGGTTATACAGACGAACGAAGTAGTTGCAATCAATGGCGGCCAATTGTACTATGATAGTATGGATCACAAAGGCGATTATCGTATTGGTGATATATTCTATGTAAATCAGCAAACTGGAGCAATAACATTTAATGCTCAAGCATTAGATTTTTCCGCAGGCGGCAGCATTGTACTTGAAGGACCTAGCGGCCGAACAGAAATTAACGCTCAGTTAATATCAACAGGCAATATTGTAGTACACGATAATAATATTGATTCTGTACTGGGTCCAGTTAATTTTTCAGCACAATCAGGAGTTACTACATTAAACACTAATGTCACAGTAACTGGCACAGTGGGTGTAACTGGTGATGTTTTAGTCAAGGGCAATGTATATCTAGGCAACGACCCGCTAGACACCGTAAGTGTTATTCCGCTGTTAACTCAAACAATTAAACCTAATCAACATAATACGTTTACCTTAGGTACCGGCGGAGTTACACCTAAAGTATGGAGTAATGCTTACTTAACTTCTGTAAATGTTGATAACGTTACACAGATAGCATCTAATACAATTACTACTCTTACTACTGACACTAACTTACAATTAGTTGCGTCCGGAACCGGAGTTATATCAGCACCGTTAAAATCTGTAGACATTACAAACAATTTACAAATCACTGGAACTACCACAGTTAACGGTATTACTAGCTTAAAGAATACAGAAATTGGAACAATTTTATCACCAAAAACATTAACTCAAACTGGTAACGTTTTACAAACCGGCAGTACTGGAATAACTGGCAATATTATCAGCGTAAATAATATTACAGGGCACGATTACTTACAATCTTCAAGGATCCAGATTAGCGGAAATTACATTAGTGCTATTGATTTAGACGCTGATATTAATTTTACTGCCAACGGGACTGGCGGTGTTGTGCTTGATAGTCGTCTTAAAATTACTGACAATACTATTAGTAATGTATGGAGCGGAGCAACTACTAACAGTCAAAAGAGCATTTATTTTACTCCTAACGGCACTGGTAATGTAGTTATTGATTCTACAACATCTATTCAATTACCAACAAGCAATGATTCTAATAGAGTGTTAACAGCCTTAGGAGAAGTCAGATTAAACTCAACAACATTAGTATTTGAAGGTAAAATTGCCGGCGGTATTATTCCTCTAAAAGGCATTTACGATTCTGACAGAAACACATACATAACGCCTGAACTAACTGTTGGCGCTAATGATAATACTTTAAGATTTTATAACAACGGCGCAGTTACAACTAGAATTAATACTACTGCCCTGTTGAATAATCTAATTCATATTGACAATATTCGCCTAAGCGGCAATACTGTTAATAATCGGATTACTGGTGATGATCTAATATTTGCTCCTAACGGTATAGGTGATCTCAATTTAAATAATGTGTCGTTTCCAGAAAACACTATTAGAAATAACACTAACAGTGCCTTAACATTTAACAGCACAGGTGTTGGTTATGTAAAATTTAGCGGTACTTACGGAGTTGTTATTCCTATAGGAACAGGCAACCCTGCGTATGCGCCAGGCACTCCACAAAATCAACGCCCCGCAGTTGCTGAAGTTGGCGAAATACGGCACAACACTTCTTTAAACTATATGGAAGTTTATAACGGCACTGCTTGGATCCCAGCAGTAGGCACCTTAGGTGCCGCACCCCTATCTGAAGTCCTTGACATTATGGACTTTTGGAGCCTTGTCCTAGGTTAAAAACCAAAATCCACTAAATACTATTACTGTAAGAGTTGACCAAACTTTTACGATATTCGACTGTGGTAAACCCGCAATGCAAGGTGGTTATCCGTGAAACTCGGTGTATAAAGGAGCGCATATGGCTGTTGGTCGCATTTCAGGTCCGCTCTTAAAGTCCAATCTTCTTCGTGACGGGGTTGATTTAGCCTTTGAGACAGACCTGCTCTATCTTGATGTTATTAATGGCCGCGTTGGTATAAACACTGGCACACCTGACTACGATTTAGATGTCAACGGAACTGTTCGATCAACAAATGCTATAGTAGATACACAAACAACAATTGCTACTTTTACAGTAAGTGGCAATACAATAGCAAGTTCAAACTCAACTATTAACTTAGAACCAGGCGGAGCAAACGCAGTAGTTTATCAAGGTAAGCTTCAAGTTAATAGTAACTTACAACTAACAACTAACGCAATTAGTACAACGGTTACTGATGATAATTTAGCATTTAATACACTAGGCACGGGTCAAGTAAATATTAATAGCAATACATTTATTGACGGTAATTTACACGTAACTGGTAATTTACAAGTTGATGGTGACTCTGCCGGACTAATTACAATTGGTGATGCTAGTACAGATGCAGTTGATTTCAAAGCTGATGTTGCTAGTAACATTATTCCAGACAACCAATCTCCGTTATATACTCCGCTTTACGATTTAGGTTCTACTTCTAAACGATGGGCAAATGTTTATACTACTGATATTCAGTCTACTAGTATTACTACTGCCGGCATTACTATTAACGGTATTAATTTAGAATTACCTCAGGGCAATATCTATTATGTTGCTACCACAGGTAGCAACTCTAACGCAGGTGAACACGAAAATAATCCAGTGCTCACTGTAAAATATGCGCTAAGTTTAGCAGGCACCGGCGACACTGTTTATATCTATCCTGGTGTATATACTGAAATATTTCCCTTAACTATTCCAGTTGGAGTATCAGTTAAAGGCGCTGGAATCCGCGCTGTTACTATTCAGCCAACTGCGGGAACAGTTGATAAAGATGCGTTCTTACTCAACGGTGAAACAACTGTTGAAGACCTAACTGTTACTGGATTTAGATACAACGGTACAAATGATACCGGATATGGCTTCCGTTTTGCTACAGGATTCACAGTATCTACTCGTAGCCCGTACATTAAAAATGTAACAGTGTTGACTCGCGGCAGCGTTACAAGCCCAAGCGACCCGTACGGGTTTGACCAAGATGACGCAGGTAAAGGCGTGTTTGCTGATGGTAGTGTAGCAACTGTTTTAAGTAAAGAAGCCAGTATGCTATTCCATAGCGTTACATTCTTTACACCCAATCAAGAAACAGTTACCGCAACAAACGGAGTGCGCATTGAGTGGTTAAACTCATTTAGTTATTTTGCTGACAAAGGATTCTACGCTTATTCTAGCGCAACAGGGTTTGCTGGCGCAGGCCTAACACGCTTACGTATTGACTCTAGAACCGGTACATGGAACCTAGGTAACACTATAACTTATTATGGTACAGACGGAACAACAGTATTAGGTACAGGAACTATTGCCAGTATTGATGGCGATTATGTTAACCTTACTGGACGTTGTTTGGGTTTTGAAACAATTACCGATCGAGCGGGCAAACCAGTTTATGCCCAAGGTAATGCCAAGATATCAAACACACAAGCTAAGTTTAATACTACAAGTTTAGCATTAGATGGCACTGGCGATTACCTCAGCACAGTAACCCAACCAGATTTTGCGTTTCCGTCGACTATATCAAGACTAGCAAAAACAATCACAGTCAACGGCAATGCCGCAGTCAGCGCCGTACAAAGCAAGTTTGGCAGTAGCAGTATTGCTTTTGATGGAACAGGCGACTATCTTAGCATTGCTTCAGATACAGATTATGGATTTGGAACTGGGGACTTTACTATTGAAGGTTGGTTCTATAAAACAGCATTAGCTACACAGTATTTGTTTGATACAAGAACAACTTTAACTGAAAACTCAGTTGCTGTTCAGTCACAAGGAAATGGTACTTTAAGATTATCTGTAAACGGAGTATTTGTATTAACAAGTAGTAATGCTCATACTAACAATGCTTGGAATCATCTTGCTATCAGTCGTGCTAGCGGTGTAACAAGATTCTTTATAAATGGTGTGGTATCTACTACTACCTATACTGACGCAACTAACTACGGAACTACTAAGCCCTTAGTAGTCGGCTCTCAATACAACGGAACAACAGCATTTGCTGGGTACATTGATGACTTTAGAGTAAGCAATACCGCAAGATATACAGCAACATTTACCCCTACTACTACAGCGTTTGTTGACGACTTTAATACTAAATTATTGATCAACGGAAATTCAACTATTGTTGATGACGCTTCATACGGAACAGCAACTGACTTTACTATTGAAGGGTGGATTTATCCAACAGCTGGCAGCGCATATCAAACACTATTTGATTTTAGATCAGCGGCAATTGAAAAAGCTATTTTCTTAGGAATTAATACCAGCAATCAAATTTATTTGTATGTAAACGGCGTTATAACTATTACCACTGCCTCAGCTGTATCTCTATCCGCTTGGACTCACGTGGCATTAGTTAGATCTAACACTTCAACAAAGATATATTTAAATGGAACACAGTCAGGCTCTTCATGGGCCGACATAACTGACTACGGCACAACTAAACCTTTACGTATAGGTGCTGACTGGACTTCTTCATATGGATTTACTGGCTACATTGATGATGTAAAAATTAGCAAAGGTGTAGCACGTTATACAACAACATTTATAGCACCTACAGCACCACTAAACGGCGACTTGTCTACAGTATTGTTATTACATTTTAATGGCGCTAATAATTCTACTACAATTCTGGACGATGGTATTACATTTCAAGATTTAAGAACAAGTGCCGGTGGAACAGCAACATTAGTTGATTTTGCCGACTATAGTGACTTTGGTGCTGAAATTCGATCAATCGGATCAGCAAGCATCTATGGCGACTACGGTGTCTATGGCGACGGCATTGGAGTTATTGGCTATTTTGTAAGCCATAACGTTGCGTATGTTGGTGCTGGAAAATTAATAACTAACGATCCTAATGATCGAATTGCCGCTAACGAATTTGTACAATTAAACGGCGCAAAGATTTATCATACTGCGGTAGATAACGAAGGTAACTTTACAGTTGGTGATGGATTTTCTGTTAATCAAAAAACTGGCGAAGTGGTATTCAACGGACAGATTTTAACAATTACCAGTGCCACTGGCGTAACATTTACTGACGGAGTAAACACAACAATAATTACTCCAGCTGATATTACAACTGGCAATATTAGAATTCACGATAATAATATTGACAGCCTAACTGGCGACATTATTGTAACGGCTGCTAGTGGCGCAATTAATTTACAAAATAATACTTTTGTTACAGGTAACCTAGACGTAACTGGTGATATAAATATTGGCGGCAATATACAAATTGGTGATCAGACCACTGACACTATTAGTTTTGTTGCCGGAATTAATAGTAACCTTGTACCTGCTACAACAGCATTTTATGATTTAGGTACTCCCAGCTTACGCTGGAATAATGCTTATTTAAGTAGACTAGAAGTTGACGGCCTAGTCATTGATAGTAATACAATTAGTACCACTATTGGTAATGATAATTTAACGTTGTCAGCAAACGGCACTGGAAAGATTGTTGTTCCAAGTAATAATGTTGAGTTTGATCAAAACTTAACTGTTGGTAATGACCTAACAGTAACTACTGGAACAACATACTTAAAAAATACCACTGTTGTTGGTAACATAACTCAAACTGGCGATATTATACAGACTGGTAATTTTACCTCAAGCGGTAATCTTGACATCACTGGATATATTACTAGCACAGGTTACTTGCAATTACCACAAGTTAGAATTGAAAATAATGTAGTATCTACTACTGTAACTAACACAGATTTACAATTACAAGCTAACGGATTGGGTAATGTAGTAATTGAAAATATTAAAGTTAGTGACAACAATATTCAAAGTATTTCTACTAACAGCGACATTATTCTTACTCCGCAAGGCACTGGCAATGTAATTATTAACAATACTCAGAGTTTACAAATTCCAGTAGGTAACGGAACAACCGAAAGACCTGGCACTCCAAATAGCGGTATGATGCGATTTAATACAGATTTAAATCGTTACGAAGGATATAATGGCAGTTACTGGCAGACCTTAAGCGGTGTTGAAGACACTGACGGTAATACTAAGATTATTGCTGAAGCAACACCAGGCGCAAACGATAATACATTGTATTTTTATGCCGATGGCAGTTTAATGGTAACTATTGATACTACTAAATTATTTGCTGAAAGAATACAAACAAGTAATTTAGATTTAAACGGCAGCACCATTACTAGTATTACTACTGATTCTGATTTAAATTTAACAGCAACTGGCACTGGTGGAGTTAGATTAGGAAACTTAAGAATTTATAACAATTCTATTACTAACGTTGCTACTAATGCTGTTACTGAATTTACCAGTACAGGAACTGGTTATGTAAAATTTGCCGGAACAAACGGGGTAGTTATTCCATCAGGTGATGGATCTCTTGATCGTCCGTTAGTCACCGAAATAGGCATGACTAGATTTAATACTACTGGACAACTTGTTGAAGTATTTGACGGAGTAACTTGGACTAGTGTAGCAGGTGCGTCTGGCGGCGTTACAACCATTGAAGCTAACAGTCTTGGTATCGCATCAGCATTAATATTTGGATAATAAATTATGGCAAACTTTTTTAGAACAACAGTAAGTAAAAACATTGGGACAACTCCTGTAGATTTAGTTGCAGGCGCCGCAAGTAGATTTACAATCATTGGTTGTAATCTTGCGAACACTACTGATGAAGATGTAATTGTAGATGTTAAAATAATAGACGACACAGCCGTTGAAGGATATTATATTAAACAACTAGTAATTGCTCCGTATACCAGCGCAAAAGTTGTAACTAACGGCGAAAAGATTATTCTTGCTGAAAATTGTACTCTACGTATTGTTAGTGATACTACAGCCAGCGTTGACGCAGTTATCAGCTATGCTGAGATTATATAAAGGAAATTAACATGGCAGATAACTACGAATTTGGAAGATCAGCAGACGACCTACTTGGCGGATCCCCAAAATATTTTTACGCATTACGAAGAACAGATGACGGCGAATTATATTTCACTCGAATAAATCAACTGAGTAGAACTGATTCGGTTCAGATTAATAATGACGGAACAACAGACGGCGATTTTCTTGAGTTCGAAGCAGGCGTAGATTTCTTTGAAGGTCGCGACGCTAATCATGATTTAGTTTTTGAAAATTTAAATTTTGAACAAATGCGATGGGACAACAGAAATTTATATTATTATATCGATGCTAACGGGCAATTATGCGTAAGAACCGATACAAAATATCCATATCCAAGCGGTATATAAATACACTAAGTTAAAAATATTGAGGTAGAAAATGGCAGATTTTAAAATAAACAGAATTAGATTTACATGGAAGGGCGACTGGACAGCAATTACCAGTAACCTTGCTACGATTTATACTAAAGATGATATTGTAAGATACAGCGGTAAATCATATGTTTGTTTAGTAGGCCATGCTGCCTCTGTAGATTTTAATACTGATTTAAACAATATTGACACAGCTACTGTTCCTAATATTCCAGCTCCAAAATGGGGGTTGTGGTTTGACGGATATGAGTGGAAAGGAGCATGGTCTCCAACAACATTTTACGACTTGGGCGACTATGTTCAATACGGAAGTATTGTTTACATTTGTATTAACAGCCATACTAGCGCAAATACAGTATTAGGTTTAGAAAATGATCAAAACAAATGGACACGTTACGCAGTAACAGATAAATGGGTAGCTGACTGGGTTGTAAATCGTCGTTATCGATTAAATGATACTGTACGATACGGCGGAGTGGTATACCGTTGTAATTTAGGGCATACCAGTGCCGCTACTTTAGCGTTAGGTCTTGAAGCAGACATTCTTAAGTGGGATGTGTTAACTCTTAACAACGACTGGAAAACTGATTGGTTAGTAAACACTCGATACAAACGTAATGACGTTGTTCGTTATGGTGGTATTGTTTATAAATGTAATCTTGGCCACACTAGTTCTGCAACTAATTTAATTGGAATTGATCCTGATATAGCCAAGTGGGACGTACTACACAACGGTATTGACTATAAAGTATCTTGGGTAACTAACGGCGTTGGGTATCGTTACAAGTTAAATGACGTAATTAAATACGGTGCTGATTTATATATTTGTACCACCGCCCATGCTGCAACTTCAACATTTGACATTAATAAATTTAATATTTGGTTACCAGGTTTAGAATTTGCTAACCTGTGGGACATTAACGTTTCGTATGTAAAAGGCGACATTGTAACTTATGGCGGGTATGATTATACTAGCAACGTTACTAATAACCTTGGAAATATTCCACCGTCGAGTTTAACAGAGTGGACTTTAGTAGTTAAAAACTATAACATTCGTAATGATTGGGTTGTTACAAATGACTATAGAACTGGCGATCTTGTAAGACGTAACGGGTATTTGTACGTTGCTATTGTAGATAGTACAGGAGTAGAACCGACTGATGTTACTAAATGGGAACTAGTTAATCCGGGTATACAATGGAAAAATGGCTGGAACGGCGGAGCAACTGCTACAGTAGTTTCCGGTTCGTGCGACGGGTCATATGCAACAATTAATTTTATTAATCAACAAGGCGCCCCATTCGTAGTCGGATCAACAATTAAAATTGAATTGCTTCCAGTAAGCGGATTTGAAGCTACTTCTACTACAGTAGTTCGTTGCACAAGCTCAAGTGTTACGTATGCTAATGCAACACTACCAACTAGTTTTACTGGTGGAAACGGTGTATTAACTATTTCAGGCCAAACATATACTATTGGAGATGTGGTAACTTATTATTCAACTGCGTATATTTGTAAACTTAAAAATATATCAAATCCTGCTATAACGCCATTGACTGATACTAAACAAATTTTATTGCCAATTAGTAATGTAGTAGGATCGGGCTCATTAGCAACTATAACCTTTGATGATCAAGGAACTATTCCATATGCTATAGGACAATCTATTACAGTATCTGGAGTTCAAGCAGTAGGCGGTGGAGTAGTTGATTATAACGGAACATTTACTGTTACCTCAGCAAGCTCAACCGCAGTGACATACGGTCCTTGTACTTATACAACAACTGCTATTGCTAATACTGGAGAAATAATAAACAACAGTACCTATTGGAACATATACGCAAAAGGCGACCAGTACGAAACATTGCAATATCAAGGCGATATTCAAACTTACAATCAAGGTGAGTGGGATACTGTTACAATGGGGCAAGAAGGTAATTTATTAAAAGTTAGTGGCACTACATTACCAATCCCTGCTTGGAATAATTTTGGCCCTATTGGCGGCGTATATTATGTTGCCGGTACTGGAATAGATGCTCCGGGATATGGTACAACTTTAAATAATCCTTTTAAAACTGTTAGGTATGCGTGCAGCGTAGTTACTGGCCCAGCGACTATCTTTATTAAGACAGGATATTATTCAGAAACGTTACCAATTACAGTACCGGCAGGGGTTGCGTTATGCGGTGATGAACTCCGCGGAACTACGATCCAACCAGCAAGTTCATTATCGTTAACAGCAATAGCAACGCAATCTGTAACTAATTATATCACAGTTAATTCTACTGTTGGTTTAACAAACGGTACTCCTATTAGATTTACTAATGCTTCTGTGTCAAGTCTTTGTACTGGCACAACTGGTGAAACTGGCGGAATGAGTGTAATCATTATTAGTACTGCTGGCATGTCCTCAGGCGATCCTATCGTATTCTTTGGAAGCGCATTTGGTAACCTTGAAGCAGGAAGAGTCTATTGGATTCTTGATGTAGTTAATAACAACACTATCACATTAACAGCTTTTCAAAATAGCGGCATTTTACTTACCTTAACAACTGACACTGGTACAATGACATG